AACTACATTAACCAGCTGCTACTAGATGAACTGCAGCGGATTAAGACTACAAAAATGTCTGAGGAGGAGGCCGCCCTAGCTCGACAGGCTGCCTACGCTAAATACAATGCGGCTATCCAGCAATCAGGCGGCTTAGCTGAGGCTAATTTCTATACTGAAAAAACACAGGTAGAGCTGCTATCTATTGCAAAACTAGCATCGCTAGATAAGGTTGCAGCGGCTCAAGCTACGATGGATATACTTAATTACACTACACAAACCAACATAATTGCTCGTATTGCAGCTGCTCAAAAAATAGCCGATGATGCAAAGATGGCTGCGTTGAAAGAGTACCTAGCAGAGGCAAGTAAACCTATATTTGGAATAGGTGGGCAACCATTAGCACCTGGTTCTGGTGGATCAACCGCAGCTAATCCAATAGCACCATCATGGGCAGCAGCTGAAGATATGTTTCCTGTAATGCCAAGTCCTACTAAAACTGGATTTGTAGATAACTCAGTAACAGTAGTAGTCGAAGGCTCAGTATTAGATGGTGAGGATTTCTCAGACATTATCAATCGTGCCATGCTGGACAATATACGGCGCGGTTTGAGTCAATTCCCTGCTGGAACGTTGCCAGGCTAATGACAGTTCCAACAATAAACGCGGTTATTAACTTTGGAACGGGCGCGGCCTTTGCTCAAGCTTTCATAATTGGAGAAGGCATACTAGGCACTAACGTATTGGCAGACTCAGCTGCGCTAATCGTTGATGTAAGTGATGTAGTAGATAGCGTTTCAACTAGGCGCGGTCGATCAGCTACAGCCGATGAATTTCAGACAGGATCATTAACCCTGCGTATCGTGGATCAGAACGGCGATTTTAATCCACAAAATCCATCTAGCCCCTATTACGGCTATCTAACGCCTATGCGTAAGGTGGCAATATCGGCTACATCCGCTGGCGTGACTTATCCAATGTTTTCAGGGTTTATTACTAGCTATACAACCACTACCCCTAAAAATGCTAATGATGTTGTGTACACAGTTATAACGGCCGTTGATGCCACGCGCTTGGCTCAAAATGCCCAGATCAGTACAGTCACGGGTGCAACTGCTGGCGATCTAAGTGGTACAAGAATTAACCAGATTCTTAACACTATTGCTTGGCCAGCATCTATGCGTGATATTGATGCTGGTTTAACTACTTTGCAGGCAGATCCCGGTACTGCTCGTACAGCCCTAGCAGCTTTACAAGTAGCCACAAATAGTGAGTACGGCGCAATATATGTAGATAAATCTGGATCGTGGGCTTTCCAAGACCGCTTAGTTACTACTGCCAGCATCGGCGATACAGCTACAGTATTTAACGATAACGGCACAGATATTGGCTATGCCAATGCAGTCTGGCGTTTAGATGACACACTTGTATTTAACCAGGCTAATATCACTAGGACAGGTGGCAGCGTTCAAAGTGCTACCAACGCAGCTAGTGTTGAGAAGTATTTTGCACACACTTATAACCAGCAAGACTTGCTAATGCAGACCGATGCCGTTGCGTTAGATTATGCCCGTGCCTATGTTGCCAGCCGTGCAGAAACTAGCGTTAGATGCGATGCGATCGAGCTAGACCTATACACAGATAACTACGCCAATGGCATACTAGCCGCGCTTGATCTCGATTTCTTTGACCCGGTAACTATTACTACCAACCAGCCTGGTAGTTCAACACTTACTAAGACCCTGCAAGTTTTCGGCGTGGCGCATAATGTTACCCCGAATAAATGGCGCACTACATTTACTACACTTGAACCTGTTATTGACGGGTTTATTATTGGTAATACAAACTATGGAATTTTGGGCACTAACGTACTTTCATACTAGAGGAGTAAACAAATGGCAACAGGCTTTCCATCAGTAACGGGTGATGTACTAACCGCAGGCATGTTTAACGGCTTAGTGGCATTTACCCTTAATGCCCAGACAGGTGCTACCTACACGGCAGTATCGACCGATCAGTACCAGGTGCTAGTAACCATGAACAACGCATCGGCTAACGCGTTTAAGATACCTACTAACGCATCAGTCGCTTTTGCCGTGGGTACAGTAATTACAGTTATGAATATCGGTGCAGGCCTTTGCACTATCTCAGCTGTCACGCCTGGTACAACTACTGTTTTATCTAGTGGTGCTACTGCAGCTAGTCCAACAGTCGCGCAATATAGATCAGCAGTTTGCATTAAAACAGCTACAGATGTTTGGTACGTTGTAGGTTCGGTTGCATAATGTTGAACACTATTGCTGGTATTCATGGGTTGCAATTAGTAATTAGTGGTGGCACGTTATATACATCTGGTGGCTATAACTATCGGGTTTTCTTAGCTAACGGCACACTAGGCATTAGCGGCGGCACTTTATCGTGCGATGTTTTAACTATTGCAGGTGGTGGCGGTGGCCAAGTCGGTGGCGGTGGTGCAGGTGGTTTGCTTTATTCTGCTGCACAAAGTTTTAGTGCTAATCAAAATATCGTAGTCGGCGGCGGTGGATCATCGGCTAACGGCAATAACTCATCGTGCGGTGCATTAATTGCAACAGGTGGCGGTACAGGTTCAACTAACTTTGCTACAGCTGGTCAGGTCGGTGGATCAGGCGGTGGCGGCGGTGATGCTGGCGGTGGTAACGGGACAGCAGGACAAGGTACAAAGGGCGGTAATGGATCAGGCGCAAGCAATAACACAGGCGGTGGCGGCGGTGCTGGTGTAGCTGGCAGTAATGCACCTTCAGGTGGCGTAGGCGGCGCAGGCGGTAACGGATCTAATACTTATTCAAGCTGGGCATCGGCTACATCTACTGGATCAGGTGGTTATTACGCAGGCGGTGGAGGTGGTCGAGGATCAGTATCCAACGGCGCAAACGGCTTAGCAGGTGGCAGTACAGCAAACTTAGGCGGCGGCGGTTTAGGTACTACATCTGCTGGCGGTTCTGGAATAGTAATTGTGAGGTATGCAGTATGAGTCATTGGGCAGAATTAGATGCAAACAATATTGTTTTGCGCGTAACAGTAGGCGATAACAATGAGCCAGATGAAGGCTACCAATGGCTGCTGGATAATCTTGGCGGTACATGGGTACAAACCAGTTATAACAAACGCATTAGAAAAAACTTTGCTGGTATTGGCTTTACTTACGATGCAGTGCGCGATGCGTTCATACCGCCTAAGTGCCACGATATTGCGCAGCTAAATGAAACTACATGTTTATGGGAGTGTGCAGATGTTAGCCATAAGTTATAACGGCTGGCCAGCATCTAAGGATGTTGAGTCGATCCGTATCAAGTCTTACCCGATTAAGGGCAGCAGCATTAAGCTGCGCTGCGCTTATTTTGCTGCGCCCTTACTGGTTGCCTTTGCTGAGGATTTTAACGAGCTCATCGAGCCGATTGATGGCGGTGCGCTTGATGACTGGGGCTATTGCTACCGAGATGTTAGAGGCGTACCGGGCAAGTTAAGCAATCACAGCAGCGGTACGGCCATAGACCTGAACGCAAAAATTCATCCGTTAGGCAAGGCTGGCACGTTCCCAGCTGAAAAAGTACCAATGATCCTGGCATTATGTAAAAAGTACGGCCTAAATTGGGGCGGTACATGGACACGCAAAGATGAAATGCATTTTGAGGTAGGCATAGACCCTGTAAAGGCTGCCAAGCTCATAGAAAAGTTAGGACTAAGTTATGCCGAATAGCGCACAAATATCAGTAGGAACTACAGCCACACTTTTAGTAGCTGCAAACATTATGGATCAAACAGTACAGCTGCATAACTTAGGCGGCGGTGCGGTTTATCTTGGTAATGCAAGTGTTACAACATCTAATGGCTACAAGATGGATAACACAGATAAATTACAAATACCTGTAGGAGATAACGAGGCTTTATACGGAATTACTGCCAGCGGTACTAATACTGTTGCAGTATTGTCACAAGTCAATTAAGGGCATTTAGGAGTAAGACCATGAAAGAACAAGCTAAGGCCGCTGGCCTGTCCTACCTACGCGCTGCTGTTAGCTGCGCTGCTGCACTTTACATGTCTGGGATTACAGACCCTAAGACACTAGCTAATGCGTTCGTAGCAGGATTACTTGGCCCATTATTGCGAGCCATGAACCCTAGCGATAGCACTTTCGGCGTTAAGTAATGACGGCCGCCCAGTCGCTATTAGCCATAGCCATAGGTATATGTACGCTTATGGGGTTTGCGGCTGGGCTGGTACGCCATCTAGTTAAGTATTACCTAAGCGAACTACGCATGGACAATAACGGCGGCCATAACCTACGCGGCCGTGTCGATCGCATAGAGGCCAAGGTCGATAGCATCTACGAGATGTTACTTACCCGTTAGGGCGTGTCGGTTATTGACCGATGTCAGAGGCAGGCTTTACCCTTTATTTACACGTTAGGCAGGGCTACCTAATTCGGTGTAGCACGGCTTAACCCAAACAAGGGCGAAGTAAATGGATATAGAAAAAGTAGCAGTATTGGTTATAGCGGTAAGCGTTGCATGGTTTTTATGTGGCTGGTCGGTTGGATACAAAGAAGGCGTTAAGGATGGCTTTAATCGTGGCCGCGCATCTGGTTTAAGAGCTGCATTTAGCCGAGCCACAGAGATCGTTAAAAACTCATGAGCTTTGATCTAAGTTCATACGAGGATGTCAATAGCCGCATTAAGCGGTTTAGAGAAACCCATATATCAGGCAGGATCATTACTGAGATCGTTGAGTTAAACGTCAAAGATGGTTATGTCATCATCCGTGCAAGCGTATTCCGTGAGCATGAGGATGTCGTACCAGCAGCTGTAGATTATGCCTATGAAGCGCGTAGCGATCGGGGCGTAAACAGGGATTTTTGGATAGAAAACTGCAGTACATCGGCTATTGGTCGCGCTATTGGCCTGCTAATGCCTAGCGATGCACGGCCTACGCGACAGGACATGGAAAAGGTTGAACGCCTAGCGGCTCAGCCTGAGCCTGATCTATGGGCTACTGCTATACCTGCAGTAAAGGTTGATGGCGTAGGAAGTGTGCGACCTGCAGCGGAAACGATTGCAGACATCAAGGCGCAATTAGGTGGCGAGATTGTAGATGCTGCCCCTATCTGCTCACACGGCCGTATGGTTTACAAAGAAGGCGTAAGCGAAAAGACTGGCAACAAATACCGGGGCTATACCTGTAGCAGTAAGAGCCGAGGCGATCAATGCAAACCAATATGGCTATAACAGAGATGGCTCAGATCGTCCAGGTAATCTTAGATCGATCGCAGGAGTTACAGGCAGCAGCTAGTGGCTTTGCCCGTAGCACAGGCGATAAGGCTAATACGCCCGACCATGCTGGTCGCTATAACAAAAAAATAAACTTTCATCAATTTATAGCCGAGCATAGTGAAGCTGCTGGTGCTGAGATTGCGGTAGCGCAATACATGGGTATTCGTAATTTCGTACCTACAGTAGATACCTTTCACGATGAGCCAGATATAAAGCTAGGGAACTTAGGCTTTGAGGTTAAATGGACACCCTACCTAAACGGCCATTTAATTATCCATAAGGATTACCCACGCCTAAACGATGTGGCGATCTTGGTAGTAAATAAGTCACCTGTCTATCAGATAATCGGCTGGATGCCTGTGCTATGGGCTAAGAAGGCCAAGTATTACAACCCTGCAGATGGCAATTTCTGGGTATCTCAACGTGAGTTATTTGAGATGGATACGCTAAGGAAGTCGATCTATGGCACTACTCAGGATTAACTGCCGTGTCTGCGCCAAGATCGGTAGCGGTATGCAGACTCACAAAATCGTAGATGAATTCATTAACTTGCCGCCTAACGTAGTTTGCGTTCAATGCTTAGGCTGCGGTGTTATGGGCATAGACATGCTGCTAGATACGCAACGGGCTACAGATGAGGACATGTTAAATGACTAAGACAAACAAGCTAGAGATACGTTGCAACTGCGACCCAGATCAGCCTGAAATGGTAGTTCACCTGGTTAATGGCATTATCCCTATCATCATAATCAAGTGCGAAACCTGCGAAGCGTTTTACACAGTCATGCCTAATTCGGTGCAAGATGCCTAGTTACTTATACCGCTGCGATCAATGCGGTGCAGAGCTTGAACTTAATCACCCGGTAAATACACACGGCGATAGCAGCCCATTGTGCTGCAGCTACCCAATGGCTCGCGTGTTTAGCGCACCATCAATCATATTTAAGGGAACTGGATGGGGTGGCAGTAAATGACTAAGCAGCTTGGCGAGGAGTTTTACACAGTTGCGGATAACGCTGTGTATAACCATTGTTGCGACAGCATCCAGTTTAAGTATCTGTGTATAACCTGTGGACAAAACGCAGGCTGCTACTTTTGCGACTTTAACCCAGATGAAAAGCATGAGTGTAATGAGTAGCGACACGCCCAAAATCCTGCGTAATATTAAATGGATTAGGTGGGGCATGATACAATCTATTCTTGTAATCGCACTTAATAATAATGCTTATGCGATTAATAATAATGATATAGAGAAAGAAAAATATAAACTCTATAGTCATATAAAACTAACTAACCATAGGCAATACCTATGTTTAGAGAAGCTTTGGTACTTAGAGTCTAAGTGGAATCCAAGAGCTAATAACAAGCGATCAACAGCCTATGGAATACCACAGCTATTAAAGCTAAAGAGTAAGAACCCTTATACACAAATAGATGCAGGACTTAAGTACATAGCCCATAGGTATGGCACACCATGTAAGGCATTG